TCCTGTACCATTAAAAGCACCCTTAGCCATTTCAAATGAAATTTCGCTGAGGTTAACTTTTGCCAAATACTTGTTTCTCCAATTGTAGTCATTTGAAAGAACATCATTAATTAAAAGCATTGTGGCAAGTTTAATATCTTCTGGCACATACTTATAACCAATTTGACCTACAAACTTATATACATAATTGTCTCTAAAACGTCCCGCCTCATAAATGGTAGGATCCATTTCATCATTCCATCCAGATGGGGAAGACGGGTACCAAATTCTTAATTGATAACCGCTAGGACTAATCTCTGTGGTATATCCAAAAGTATCATATACTGGTGTTTGCGTTCCATCATAAACAAGAACTTGATTTTCATACATTTGATCAATTTTAAGCATTTTTTCTGTTAACTGAATTCTATTTGAACCAATTCCGTAAGTTTCTTGACTTCCGTAGTATGTATAAAATTTAATACCTGTATAGCCTTCTACAATGGTTCTGGCGATCTTTTCTGCATTAGCTATAGATATTGGGTCAACATAGTTTAAAGATGAGGGATCTGAGCCAAATTGAAAAAAATCTACAACTTCCCAAACATCTGCATATGGTGTTTCTACTTTATAAAAATCTACTTCTGTTGTTAAAAACCCGCCTACAGTATAGGTCCACTTAACTTCTAGTGTGCGGTTTACATTTGTAATGGCGGGAGTTAAATTATAAGAATAAATTCCTTTTGGGGTTTCATCTACTGCAGTTAGTCCAGAGAAACCTGAGATTGCGGTTGAATCATTATCAGCATCATAAATAGATAGTGTCACGTGTGTTCCACTATCTACTTGATGTAAAACTCCATCACTATAAATTTTTAAAGTGATTTTTTCCTGACTGTTGGTGTTGATTGTTTGCAATCAAAGCACCTCCTTTATGCGTAGTACTCTTGAGCCTCTCGTGGAGTCGCAAGGCGAAAACCTTCTTGTGTATCAAAAATTCTTTGAGCATCTGTTTCTGACATTGCAACAAATGGATGTTCTTGACTAAATTCATGCCCACCAGTCTGATATGAGTGGTTGTTTCTTTCCATTTTTACAAGTATTTGATTAGCTGTCTTACTCATAATTTTACTTTCTCTCTTTTTCTTTTCAAGTTCTGGAACTTTAATTTCTTCTTTTTCAGCATTATCAAATTTAGCATACATTTGATAGCTGATGCCCTCTTCTTCAAGGACAGCAATAATTTCCTGTTTTGTCTTTAATCCATCTATTTCAATAGCAAAAGACTCTGCAACTTTTTTTAATTCTGTAATTTTTAAATCTGTAAATGACATTTGACTTCCTCTCGTCATTGTTTATTATAGCAGAAAATGAATAAGGGAGATATTTCTATCTCCCTTACGCTTGCAACTAATAAATATTAGTATGTATTTCCGTTAGTTCCACCAGTTACATTTGAACCGTTATATGCAGTTCCAAATGTTGTACCAGATACTGAACCTGCCACCTTAATGTTTTTAACAATAACGTGTGCATCGTAGTTTTCCATTACGCAACCAACACGAATGAATAGTGTGTATTCAATTGTGTCCTTCTTTGGCTGGAACAAACGATAGACTGTTACGTCACGCTTGATACCAACAATGAAGTTTTGAGGGAATGTCAAGTGAAGGTCTCCATGGGAGCCTGCTGCACCTGAATAATCTCCTGCTTGGGTTTCTGTGATCAACGGAACGTTGATAACTGGAATTCCGAACGCAAAAGGAGTTACTGTTCCTGGACCGCCATCGTTAGCAGCAACATCACCACGAATGATACCTGAAGCGATATCAAATGGGTTTCCGTTACCTGCGTTAGCTGTCAAATTGAACAAGTAGTCCTGTACCAAATTAGATCCTGTGAAGAAGCGAAGTTGGTTACGGCGTTGCTTGTACTTGCGTGGAAGGGTCTTAATAGCTTGGTTAAAGACTGTTTTGTCAAGTCCGTATCCAGCAGCATCAACAACGTGTGCGTTGCCAAGTGCTAGTGAACGGAAACCTGCAAATGCTGACATCAAACCTGAACCAGTTCCAGTACCGTTAATAAGGGTATCCTCAATATCGTTACCAGCCTGGGTAGCCATAAGACGTGCAATGTGATCCTCTAGATCTGGACCTTCAATATTATCTTCAAGAGATTCTGCTGAAAGTTCCCAATCAAGACGGAGCTTGCGAGTTGTTAGAGACACCTTGTTAAATGTTGCGTTTTGTGCTGAGAAAGTTGTTGAATTAGCATTTGTATAGCTATCTCCGCTTGCAACGAAATTACGAGGATTGTCTTCTTGTGCAACTGTCATGATACGTTGTCCAACTGCAACACGATCAATTTCGGTTGTGTTTGAACGCATACGAATTGTACGAGCTGCTTTAGCTAGGATTGTTGCATCCCACATGTAATCCAAGAAGCGATTAGCTTGATCTGGATATAGAAGACCATTACCTGAAAGGTTAGAGGAATCTCCTGATGCATTAACTGCTGAAGAACCGAGGTTCGTTGTATCAATTACTTTTTGTAGAAGTTCATTACTCATTTATTATTTCACCACCTTATATTTTTTATAGATTTTTTTATATGCTAGAAGCACTGAGGAAAGCACCTTGCCATATACTTTGTTTTGGTTTTGTTTGACCCATTGGAGCTTCCACCCCAACGGACTTCTGAACTGCAGTAGCTGATTCAAAGCCCTTGAGTTGATGATCTACATACTCAATTTTGCCTGACATATCAGTTACTGACTTACTTAGTGCTTCATACTTTGTAACAAGATCTTCGTTTGATTTTTGCATATCCTCATATGCTTTTGACAAACGAGCCATTTCGGCTCTTGTCTCGTTAACAATGTTGTACATGTCTTGAACTGTTGCTGCGTGTGTAGCATAGTTCTCATTAGACTTTGTAATAGACTCACCAAAGAAGGCCTTGAGGTCAGTGACCATCTTTGTCAAATCAAGTGTATCTTCAACTTCAGAAATTGATACAGCCTTTTCAATACTGGTATCTTCTGCGGTTTCTGCTACAGCTGAAACTTCTTCGGCTGGAGTCTCTACATCAACTGATTTTTCAATTGTTGTATTTGTATCTTCTGCCATTTTGTTACCTCCTTCGTTGAGCGAAATCTCTTCACTCTTTTTAAGTCCGTCATTAAACGTAACTTTTTTCTTGCTATTTTGATCAGGATAAAGATTTATTGTAGCATTGCTATCAATTACATTACCTGCCAAACCTGGGGCTGCTGACTCCGTTGCTTCGTGTGCTGATGTTGGAGCATCATCTTTCTTAAAATAAGAATCAATTACTTTTTCAATTGCTTCAAACTTTTCAATATCTGATTGCTCTACCCAACCAATGTTTGTCATTGGTGTATCGCAAACAACACAATCTTTTGTTGTTGCTGTTGCAGTTGAAGCAACCTCATCTGTTTTGCACCAAAATACATTTTCTAGTGTTACATCTGCAACCATACCTTTTACAAAAGTGCTTCCATCTGTATTTTTTTCAATAGAAAAAAAGTTTGCAAGTTGATTTGCTGGTGAGTCTACTAATGATAACTCATGAAGATCATAGTCATGAATAACACGACGATTTTCTGATTCCCCGTCAGCTTTTTCCATCTTTGCATCATTAATGTTTCCACCAATTGAAAATCCTGAATAAGTTCCATCAAGAACTTTTTCCCATGCATCTTGTGCACCCTTTGAAATATAAGCTGTTACATAAATGCCATTATATTTTTTGTTTGTTTCTGGATCAAAAAAATTGTCTTCTTTAAATTTAATCATTTTGCCAACTGCGGAAGGTCCGTGCATTTCACGAATATTGCCTCTAAATCTTTCAAAGGCTTTTTTGTTTGCTTCGGCTGTGACTATATCGCCATGGCGATCAACATTATCTAGTGATGCGAAACCTGATACGGTTCTCTTTTCCTTATTAACCTTAGAAATAGGAAAAGCAAGAGCCATTGAAGATTCGCTGTTTGACCAATAAGTTTTTTGAATGTCCATATGTAAATAAATAATAGCAATATTTATGAATAACTCATAATTTAATTAATATTATTTGTATCATTTCTAGGGATTATTTTGACGTTTTGATATATCTGTTGTGGTTCTGAAGCCTTTATATCCCCGCCCATGGGTATTGAAACTGGTGGAAGTTGAGGTGGAATCTCATTGCTTTTATCATCAATATTATTTACATAAGGAGTTTCAATATGAGATTGTGGCATAACGTTTGGAGAGGCAGTAGAACTATGAGATGCCAGGCCCCCAGTTATAAAGCCCATAATAGGGTACAAGAGTCCTGTAACAGTCTTTTGAAATCCTGTTGCTGCCCACATTCCATATGAGCTAATAAGGGCTATTCCTAGCTGTTTAGCCTCACCAACATTAAATTTAAAATGATGTTTTAAGCTCATAGTGCACCTTTTAAGTTGTCATAAACAATTTGTGGAACTGCTCCACCTTTAACAATAATGCCTAGCGTTTTATCAAATTTAAGCAATGCTGCTTGTGTTTGAACATTCATTGTTCCTGTTGCATATTTTGCCAAAAGTATCTTTTTCTTAACTAAAGCTGATTGTATTGTTAATACGGCATCATTTGTTTGTCCTAGTTTAAATGAATTTTGTGATGAGGGAAATGGTGGTGCAACAAATAATGTTTGTGGTTTATTGCTGGATGTGCTTTGTGTAATTGGAGCTGTATGAAACATCCCAGTAGTCCCCGCCACTGCCGCTCCAGTTGCAGCTACACCTGCTGTTGCCTTTTTTCCTGTTGAAATATTTGTTGTTGGTTTTATTAAAACTGGGTATTTAGGCCTTACAATTGCCATTACATAAAGATATGGACGATGTTCTCTGTAACATCCTCCGCCATTTGCGGCTTCTTTTGTATTTTTATCTGTAGTATTAAAACCAATTGTAGTTAGTCCGTCTGGCGATGCTGCTTCTACAATTTCAACATGTTCTGCAACTCCTGAACCCCAACTAAAAAATACAATGTCTCCAGGTTGTGCTTGATATTTATTTACAACTAAACCTTGACGTTGAAACCAAGTTAGTCCTGCTGGACAATATGCAAACCCTTTTGGAGTTTGTGCTGCAACTAAATGTGATAACCCAACTCTTGAAAAACACCAACTAATTCCCATTGCACAATAAGCTGCATTTGGAACACCATACCAAATTCCATATGGGTTTTCATTCATAGGTCCTTCAATAAAACCTATTTGGCTACGTGCAACATTTAAAACATCAAGTGCTGTTGCCATTTATTATGCCTGTTGTCTTCCCTCACCTTTTGGAGCACGACCTGTACCCATTTTATCAGGAGCATTTAATACACGATCTTGACTTCTTGTTTTATTACCACTTGCATCAGATGCAGCATCTTGTGCAACTTTTGGATTAATAATAAGAACTGCATCTCCTCCTGTTAAAGGAGCCATACCCCGACGTGAACGAACTTCATTAGGAGTAATAACTTGATCTTTAAGATAACGATCATCAATTCTTGATTGTGTTTCTTCATCTGTAAGTGCAAGTTCATTAAATCTTAATACAAAAGCATCTGTAAATTCTTTAATAATAAGATTAATTTTAAACTCAAGTTCTTCTTGACGTGGACGACACACTTGTTCTTTAAATGTTTTATCGGCATCTTTAGCGTTTGCCAAGGAAACATTTGCAGGCATTCCAAGTTTTGATACTGGTACACGGTGTGAAAGAAGAATGCGATCTCTATTTTCTACTGCATAATTTCTAAATGATGAATCTTGAATTCCAGCTTCAATTGGCTGCATATCAAATTCAACACGGCCTTGTTCTCCATCTGATGGAAGAGGAATATAAAGAGTTCTGTGATTTCTTCCTTTTAAACCTGTTTGAAAAAATTCAAGAAGCTTGCGTTCTGAATCAGCAGTAAGTTTTGCACCTTTTACCGTAATAATATAACGTGGAACAGCTTTATTTTCAAAATAATCTAAGTTAAATCGTTGTGCAAATTCATCACCAGCAACTGCATTTTTAGCAGATAAAACATCTGGAACACCATAGTATGTATTTGAAGGTGTAAATACTTTAAAATGAATTACTTCGTTTGGCTGTGGATCTGTACCAATTTGATCAGGAGTTTCTGTATCTCCAAAATTTCTAAAAAATGTATAACGGTTATAAACAACCTGAACAAAGCCATCACGGTGACGGCGGATACGCATGGTTGTTGTAGGAATATGTCCAATATAACCAATTTTGCCTGTTGCTGTACGACCAATTTCCATATAAGCATTTCCTGTTGATTCAAGATCAACAAAAATCTTTTTCATTGTTTCTGTAAATGAATCATCAGAATTAAGAGATTCTAAATATTCTCTAAGTTGTTCTTTCATGCCCTCAATTTTTGAACGCAACTTATCAAGCTTTTTTGAATTATCCATTGACTCTTCAATTTTTAATGTAGTAGCCCATGTGTTTTCAAACTTGTATCCCAAACCAATTACATTTGCAGATTTAGCATTTACTGCAGAATGGTGATATGGAGAAACATCATAAAGTTGTGCTAAATAAAGAACATTATACGGAGGTTGAACAATTTGAAAAAGAGAATATCCTGTAAGATCAAGTGGGTCAAGTTTTTTAGATTTTGCATCTCCCTGCCCTGTAAAAGATTTTTGCATTCTATCAACTTTACGGCGAAAGTTTGCACCAAGGCCTTCTGCTTTGCGAATGTTATCCCATGTTGAATTAAATGGATCTTCAAAATCATGTTCTACTGTATGAGCGGGAGCATCAAGTTTAACTGTAATTCCACCCTCATCATCATCAATACTGTCATCAATAGTTAAATTAGCCAAGTTTCATGTCCCTCATTTCTTTAATATAATCAAGCATTGCAGGAATATCTTGTTCATCTGGAACAAGTCCTAATTCCATTCTTTGTTTTTGAATTTCAAGTTCTTCATCGTTTACTGGCCTATGCCCCGCAAAAAATACTGGATGACCATCACCCAGTCCATATGATTTTGCAACATCTTTAAGCTTTTTAATTTGACGAATATCGCCTTTCATAGATTGGATGCTTAAATATGCACCCTCTTCATCCATTACTAAGGTTTCATCTGGCATAATCCAGGCATATAAACCCCAGTTTACTTCATCAATTGGTGTTACTTTCATCTTGGCCATATGCCAATAATACCACGTAAACTCTAAAAAGTGTTACATGCGGATGCTATTTTTAATATATATGATCATGGGCTAGTACTGGAACCCCGCCATTTATGCTTGCTGAAGAACTTCCAGAGAACTCTGCAATGCTACCTAGGGTAGTCATGCTATCATAAACAGCAGCGGTATCTGTAGCCAAATATGATAAATATCTTGTTTGAATATCTGTAGATGAAAGAACATTAGGAAAAAGAGTAATATATCCATACATTGCTCTTAATGGTGTTGACAACCCATCTGTACTTCCATTTATGTATATAGGATTATTTGTAGATGTATTATAAGTTAAAGCAACATAATATGTTTCTCCCGCCACAATTGTATATTGTCCAGAAGGCTGTATGAAGCCGTTAACATATAGGCTCCCATTAGCCCCCAGATTGCTCACAAGCATGTTTGTAGAAGGATTTACATATAGATCCACCCCTGATACAGTTGAGGTATCTAAAACGGCTCCTAACGATGAATTTTGACATGATTCATATCTAAACCAAAATTCAACAGTTTGATAATTGTTGTTGTTTGATGAATTAATTATAGCTGTTCCTGGATACCCAGAACTTGGATTTTGATTAACAAAATGAAGACCAATGTTTTTTTCACGCAATAAAATGTTTCTATCATCTTCTCTAATCATGTATGTTTGATTTGTTACAGGAGATAATACAAACCCGCCCGAATCTGCGGGGATACTTAAGCTCTTATATATTTTAACTAATAAGTTATCAATTCTTGGCTGTATTGTTTGTGAAGTATCTGAAGAGTTCATTTGAACTTTAATAAAAAGCTGGGCAGATGTAGCATTAGACGTTGTTGATAAAAAGTAAGGAACTATTTCATTTTTATATACTGAAAACCATGTTGTTCCACCATCATATGACGCATAAACTGAAGCATATTGATTTGAAGCTGATGAAGTAGAAATTGATCCAGAATCCCAAGAGATGCTAATTCCTGCAAAATTTTGATATTGAATAATAGGAAAATTATAGTACCAAATACCAGTTAATGTTGCAGATGATGTAGTTTGATTAAATGTCAAACCATTTGCATCTGGAACTAAATTGTAATAAGTCCCTTCATTATAATCAGCATTTGTGGAAAATAATTTTTGTGAATGAACCATTTCTTTTCTTGAGGTAATATCAAAATGATGAGCGCTTGTTTGTTGTGCAAAATACTCTGGTCCTGAATTAATACTTGCCCAAACCATATGTGATCTTATTTCATTTAAAGACAAATTTCTATCATAAAAAGCTAAATCATTGATTACAAAACTTTTGCCTGAGGGTGCTGGTCCCACCCTATACTTTACATATGTGTTGTCTGTTGTAGTAAAAGTAAATGCTGTAGGTAATTGAATTATTTCATCAGATATTCCATTAACAAAAACTTGAATAGTTTTTTCTGAATATAATACAAATACGTGTAGTTTTTCATGCCATGAATGAATTTGTTTTTTAGTAATATATGAGCCAGTGCTGCCATTTACATTAAAACAAATAGTATCATTTAATGCATATGCTTGAGCAATTGTGCTTGATCCATTTACAATAGATAACAAGTTAGTTTGTGATGTTGGGGACTTAGGAAATGATATCCAAAATTCCGCCCCAAATACTCCTTTTTCATATCCTTGATCAAAAAATTTATATATATCAAAAATGCTAATAATTGATGAATCTGATATTTTGCAACCACTATAGTTGGTATCACTAAACAGGCGGGAATTAAGAGTTAAAATATCTTTAAAAATAGGTTGTTGTGTTCCAAAAGCTATAGCAGCATGATTATTTTTTGGAGATGCATCTTCAAATGTATAAGATCCAATTTCATACCCATAATTTGCTTCTGAATTAATCCATTGTTGATATGTTTGATATTCTTCAAGGATTGTGGCATATGTTCTTAATGTGACATTACCCGTCAAAGGCCAGTAAGCAATTGGATCATCTCTTAAAACGGCTTGTTTATATGACATTTATGCCCCCATTAATTTTGGATCTATTTCTACAAGATCCCAGGAGATTTTAATACGTGCCATTTCAAGACCAAGTGTGACCATTGTAAGAGTATTGTTGGTTTAGGGCGGGGGAAGCTGGAAATGATATAGCCATTAGTTACCCCCAAGTAGTAGTCGTGCATCGTCTTCGGTAATGCCTAGTTTGGCAAGGAGAGCGGCTTTGCTTCTTGCCTTTGTCATTATTTAGTTACCTCTTCTGTTGATACTGAAGAAATAAACTCATCTTTTTGGGCATCATAGACGGACTTAGGCATAGAGGTAAACTCGCCGTTGCCTCTGTCAATGATGGCGTGGGTAGTTGTAGAGCCATCTCTTCCTTCAACTTCAATAAAGGTTACATTATCCATTTTTAGAACTCCGCACTAAATGCAATATAAGCAGTAGTTGAATTAAGTGCTGCTAAATTGTATGGTCTATTTGCAGTAAATCCAGTTCCATTTGCTTCAACTGATGCAGCATAATTATTTGAATCAAAAGTTCCTTGTGTTAAAGTAGAAACTGCTACACCACCACCGCCGCCTGGGTCTATTTGCAAAGGGCCAGAATAATCAATAGCAACTGGAATTATTCTCATTGGAACTGGAAATTGCATACGAAATATTGCTTTTGTAGTTGTGCTATTTGTTGCGCCGTTTGCAAAAAGGTAATAATTCAATCCACCTTGACGGTAATAATACCTTTGGCAAGCCGCTAACTCTCCTTGGAGTATTCCTCCTGCTCGGCTGAATGGGGTTGCTACGGAGCCAGCCTCAAGTTGTACTTGAGATATTTGAAAATAATCTCCAGCGCTAAGTGAAATTGTTTCAGCTATTACTGGTGCAGTTTTGAAGCCAATATCAACAAATCCGCCTGCTCCTGTTAAAGAACCTGATATGGATGTAATTGAGCCGAATGGAATTGAAGTTGATAAAGTTATGTATTGCCAAGTATTTGCAACATTTATATTAAAGGAACCACGAAAATCACCACCATTTCCGCTCAAATATCCCGAATATATTCGGGCATTATGAATGCCTGTCCTATTGGATTTATACCAAAATGAAAGAGTTACAGTTTTGCCAGCAAGAATAGCAAAATTACCTCCTTCTACCCAATGACGAGAGGCATACTCAAAAACTGAACTTGCTGAAGTTGTTTGTGTAAATTTTGTAGAGTAAAAACTTTGAGCATTTGGCACACTAGAATCTTGAGTTACCGTAAGATTTGTTCCAGTTGCATTTATTGTGCTAGTAAATCTATCTGCCGTATATAAACCAGCACCAGAATTGGTAAAAGTTGTTCCACGCTGCCAGTAATCAAAATTTCCATTGATGATAACATTCTTACCAGCCGTATAAATTGGCCCTGCCCAAGCCATACCAGTAGCCGATGCAGAGTTGGCAACGAGTGTTGTGCCGTCTGCTCCGACTTCAACAAAACCCATTGTGTCAGAGTTGGTAGCAGCAAGAATTTGACCTTTAACAGATCCTTTTAATGATATATTTTTACCAATTGTTAAAGTTTCATTAACATTAAGTGAATCTACTTGTAAAGGATCAGTATATTGTTGTTTAAGCTTATTTAAAGCCATTTATATATCCCGCCCTTCAAATTTAAGCTTGTGCCTCTGTCCAAGATACTCGTGCATATACCTGTGCTGTAGTAGTTGCAAGATTTTGTACAACAATTGTAAGTACATCTGGACCGTCTGGATAAATACCACTATTTGCAGTTGAAGTTCCTCCACCAAGAATAGAGTTACCTAGATCACGAATTTGAGAAAGATCTGAGGTTCCAGTTCCTGATACAAAAAACCCACCAGTTTTTTCTCCACCAGAAAAAGTAACATTTCCATTAATTGAATAATCTGCAATTT